TCTCCAGTATCATCTTGACAACGTGTTTGTCGCACGACATTTGTGCAGCGATTACAGGGTCACGGTCTATGTAGAAAATATTCATTTCTTCTCCCATCTATAAAAAATATGGTCACCAATCTCTGTGGTTCTCGTCTTTGTTTTAGCCCAACTTGGTTTGACATAATCAGCGTGGTAGTGTGTTGCACCATCTGTTATATCTACAAACTGTATATCATTATGAAGGATTAGATAAGATAAGTCAAGTATCTTTTGATAAGTTTTTTTATCCTTCACCTCATCACCCACGCCATCACAATACCAACTAAATTGACACTTGTTTCTGATTGGATAAAACATACCGTTCTTTTTCCAACTCTCTTTGGTGGGCCCTTGAAGAACCACCTCACAGACAGAGTTAGGAAAACGACTGTCCTTGACCCGATTGAGTACAACGGCAGATACGGCAAGTCTCCCTGCCGTGCCTTGGTCCCTCGCTTCGTGATACATGTTCATTGCAAGACATTGAACATGTTGTTCATGGTCGTATGTTGGTTTTTCTGTTAAGTTGAGCGGGGATGAAACAACCATCAATCCCGCTGCCATAAGTTCCTTAATCATTCGCCATATTGCCTCTTGAGATAATCCATCGCATAGTCACCAGCAATGGTTGACCGAAAAGTTTTATCAGCGGCAGCAGCGACCTCATCAAAGTCACACTCGTCACCACCGAAGGCATATCCATCACAGAACTCTTCGATATCCATCATGTAGTTTTTCATCTTACTCATATCCATACTCCTTCATAAAGGTTTCAGTTAAGGGGCCTTGCATCTTGTAAGCCTCAACTTCCCAAGGCTGTTTCGCATACTCGGTGTTGAGGTAGTTCCTATATTTACCGTCTTTACATTTCCACAACTGTTTGTATCCACCACGAAACTTGTCTTTCATCCGACCAGTGGCGTTCTGCCAGACATGAACCATCTCATGTATTACGCACTCAATGAACTCTTCTTTTGAAACAGACCGGCTCAAACGATGGTCAATCTCAATATAATGGTCACGGTCATCATCACCACGATAACAGAACCCCTGAGCTCCATCCTCAAAAGTCTTAGTGAACTTGACAGTGATATCCATAACACGATGGCGAGGCATCATCATATCCATGAACCACCAGACAATCTCGTCTGCCAGTTCACGGTCTTTTTTTAGACCACCTGTAACATCAACAACAATCCCTGCACCAATCATCTGAACCTCTTGTTCATCATCACTATACATATAATACGATATTGAGAGGATATTGTCAAGAGAAATCGTATCACCTAAGTCATTGATTTAAAAGGATACTGAAATTTTTTTTGACCTCATTTATCGGTGATGTCCAATCTTGAGGTATTTTTTGTCTAAAAATAGACACTGATTCGTACCAAGGGCTGTAATCCATATCACAGGTAAACCATCTCCAATCAGCAGAATAGTGCAGTAGAAGGTGTGTAGGAACCCCTAGAGCACCCCCCACATGCGTCATAGCTGTATCGGTGGACACTAATAGGTCACATTGAGACAGTATATCCACGGTGTCGGTGAAGTCTTGTATTCTGTCGCCAACACGCATCACACCGTCAATGTCTTGTGTGGAACCTTTCTGTATGTCAATAAAGTTTATTCTAGGGTTGTCGCACAGATTTTGGATAAGGTCAGGAGAGATGCTTCTTCTTGTATCTCTCTTAGTCGCCTCCCACGCAACTGCAACATTTAGTCTGTCACTTGACAAGCCCCAATCTTTGTGATAGGTTTCTGTGAGGTATCCACTCGCAAGTGGTATGTCATCAAAAGTTGCGTCAATCAATCTAGGGACACTCAACAAGGGCACTCTGTAGTCAAGGTCAATCACATACTCACCAATGCTATCTAACACATTTATGTCATCAAACACATGACTATTTCTCAGTGCAGGCGCAAGTGCGTCATAACACAAAAAGGTCACATCACCGCATAACTGATATAACTCTGGTAGATATCTACTAAACTGTATATTATCACCAAAGCCCTGTTCACTGTAAACTAATATATTTTTCCCTTGTGGGTCTTGACCTTCCCACAACTCTATGTCAGATAATCTGTCCTCATTGGTATCAAAGTTTTTACCAAGACGCCACGCACCATTTGATTTTGAGTCAACATACTCAAAACCATTTTTGAAATCACGCAACTTGAGAAAGTGCATCCCGATACTAAGATTTACTTTAGAAGAATCGTATCCTAAGTCCCTAGCTTTTTCATAACAAATGAGCGAGTGATCAAAGTGACCCAAGTCGTGCAGAACAACTCCTAAGTTGTAATATGACTTTGCACGGTCTGGGCCAAGTTTGACCATTCTCTCATAACACAAAGCAGATTTTTCAAAACACTCCTCTTGAAAAAGGTCAAAAGCGAGGTGGTCTAAAAAATCAAGTTCAGACGTTTGCTCTTCTTGCATACTGGTCATATTCTGTATTAGTGTTTTCTATGAGCATGTAGTTATCATCCCAGTTGAATGCCTCTTTGACCACAGCTGATGATAAACCTTTATATGTCTTATGAAGAACCTTATCCTTCGCATCAACGAGCATGTATGCTTCTGTCTGATGCAATCCCTCTAACAGTTGAACGAACATCATCTCACGCTTGTTTTGAGTGAGTGCGTTGTTACCACCTTGAATGAAGTTATGCAACTTTCTAGCTTCTGTTGCTAACACGGTGTGTTCTGTTCCCTCTGGCGCTTCATTGGGCGAAAAAGGAACTGGACCCTCTGGCAACTGCCAGACAATCTTTGGGTCAAACGATGACTTCAAAACCATGCGAAGTGCATCGCTATTGTTCTGTTTCAAATATTCAACCTTTTGTTTTTTAGTTTTGAGTTTTGCGACCTTCTGCAAAATCTCTGAAAAGAGTGGTGTATAAACCATAATTAAAAATCTCCTATGCTATCCATCAATTCATTTAATCTATTCTTTATAAAGTAATTTAGTAGTTTACTACGGTCACCTTCTGGGGCATCTTGATATGATTTTATACACTCAAGATGCAGCTCTTCTGGTGACTCTTTCAAATCAATCAATTTTTTGTTTCTCTGGTAGTTTCTTTTCACCTCGTCATTCGGTAAAAACTGTTCACACAAAGGCCCTGCCCACTCTGAAATCTTTTTCTTACTCAGAGGTCTTTGTCGTAATCCATCAACAAAAGTGTTATCTGGAGACAAGACATTTGGAACACCGTCACTTGAGTCGCCCTTGAGTATGTGTTGATACAAATACTCGTCAGGGTCTTCTCCGTTGATAAACTTTTTTGTGATGGGACTATACTGTTTTACATTCTTGAACTTGTGTAACTGAATAAAGTCCTTGTCACCAGATAGAATAAGCGTCTTACCATTGTCAAACTCCAACTCACCGCACAATGTTGCGATAATGTCATCAGCTTCTGCACCATACACTTCAAGAACTTTATATGGAAAGTTGTCTTTGATTTCTGACTTGATGGTGTTCAAACACTCAAAGATGTCATCCCAATCGTGACTAGATGTTTGTCTGGACTTTCTTCTTCCAGCTTTGTATTCTGGGAAGTATTCTCTTCTCCAGTAGTGTTTGGAGTCATAACATATGACAAGTTCACCAAACTCTTTGAAATAACTTTGACGATACATGCGAAGCGAGTTGAGTATCATATGTCGAACCATACCCATATCAACGCTAGTGCGTTTTGTCACGTTCAAGTGCATCATCACACTTGCCAGACTAATCTGGTTCATATCCACTAAAATCATTGTAACCTCATATCAGCATTGAAACTCATGCTTCTTCTTTCTCCCTTACATTTGAAGGGATACACAAAATGTTTTAAGTATGATGGGAAAACTAAAAACTTCCCCACCTCTGGTTTAAACTTGATTGCCTCTGAACGCAAGTCTAAATTTTCTCCAAACGAATATTCAATCAAACCATTACATGGATAATGGTCAGTGAAATCTTTTTCCCACTCAGCGTCCATACCCTCTGGAATTTTTAGGTATATCACAGCTGAAAAATCACCGCTGTGGTGGTGGTAAGGATTGTAGTCTCCAGCATATTGACTAACTATCCAACTATCTCTTAGATGAATATTTTTTGTTGTCGGGGATGCGGTCTTACGACCATTCAAGGATAACCACTTTTTTGCTCTGTTCTTCTTGACAACTTGTTTGAGATAATCAACACAACCCTGTTTCATAGTCTTAAATAAAAACTCTTTATCCTCACCCTTGGGAGCAGGAATTCTTATCTCTTTATGAACTTTACCCACGAGCTCAGATGAGTGGTCCCACTGCATACTTCTTTGTTCGTTAGACAAAACTGCATCACCGATTGTATTCATAATATTAACAAACTTGGTTGGAACCTTTGTCTCCATAATTATTGGACTGAAGGGTTCATAAAATTCAACTTTCATTGTAACCTCAGGCTGGTTGTGGGCCCTCTTCATCCTCATCATTTTTTATTGACATCTTTTCAATCAACTCCAAGTTGACTTTACCCTGCGGCGTGTCTTGCTCATCAGTCGTAACCTCTGTCAGAGTTTCCATTATTCCACTCATCGGGTGGAACAATCCCATGTCTCTGTAGATTGAACCCTTGACAGCTTCAACAACAAATGATATATCTTTAATAAAACTTTTTGCAGATATATCTATACCGTTCTCACCCATCGTATGTATCATTTGCACCAATAAACTTTCAGTTAAGTCATCTGCAAACATAATGTTTTCTTGAAGGGCAATAACGTCAACATCAGGAACTACGATTTCCCTTTTTGACTTTTTCTTCCACGGCCCTTTTATTACGTTTGCGTTTTCTTTTGGTTTT